CGATCGTGTACAAGATCCTAATTTCGTAGGCAAGATGAGTATCCGCCAACGTTATTATAATGAAGATACAGAAGAGTATGAAGCACGACAAGGTAACGCATTTAGCATAGAGAGGCTGATGCCTGTCCCTTATACGCTCGAACTAAAGTTAGATATATGGACATCAAATACCAAACAGAAATTACAGCTATTAGAACAGCTGATCGTGTTGTTTAATCCAGCACTTGAAATACAGTCAACAGATAATTATATAGATTGGACTAGCCTAACAGCAGTATATCTTGAATCACCAAATTGGTCTAGCCGATCAGTGCCGATCGGCACGAATAATCCCATAGACGTGGCTACCCTAACATTCAAGTTACCAATTTGGATCTCAGCACCAGCTAAGGTTAAAAAACTAGGTGTGATACAAAAAATTATAGCCAGCATACATGATAGCGACGGTAATCTCAGCGAAGACGTTTATAACGACACTAATCTCATGGGCACAAGACAGTACTTTACTCCTTTAGACTACGGTGTGCTGTTAATAGGTAATACGCTGACCCTGTTGAAATACAGTGAATTTGAAGATCCTAGAGATCCACCAACTGATCTTACTCCAAAACATCCTGTAACAGAAACACCAGTCAAAGTTGGAACCAGAGATATCTGGCGAAGTCTTATAAATGTATATGGTGTATTAGAAAATGGTGTAAGCCAAGTGAGACTGCTAACAGACGATGAAGTTGCTGAAGTCGTAGGTACTGTTAGCTATCATCCCACTGATGATAGTCTATTAATTTTTAACGCTGACATAGATACATACCCCACTAATACCTTAGATCCCATAAATGCCATAATTGATCCTCGCCAAGTAGAGGTTTCAAGTGATATTACCACACCAGCTGCTGGAACTAGATTCTTAATCCTGCATGGCATTGGTAGTTTTGATAATGCGCCAGGCTCAGGTCCTAGTGCTTGGCAGGGCTCCGGTGGTATAGATTTAGTGGCTGGTGCCAATGATATTATCCAATATGATGGTACTAAATGGTCTGTAGTATTTGACAGTAGTGGTGCTACAAGTGTACAATATGTAAGTAATCTAAATACTGGAATTCAATATAAATGGTATCTCGATCAGTGGGTCAAAAGCTGGGAAGGCGAATACAAGAACGGTCTATGGACATTGGTCCTTTAGAAAACGTTGGCGCTTTTATCTATTGCACTAAAACCAAACGTTATCTATTCTTATTACGTAATAGTAGTAAATATGAAGGAACCTGGGGGGTCGTCGGTGGCCGAGTTGAGCCGGACGAACAGATAATCCATAGCCTTTCTAGAGAAATCAAAGAAGAGTTGGGTGGGATCATAAACGACGCTAGAATTATTCCAATAGAAAAATTTACCAGTGACAATGGTAATTTTACCTATCACACTTTCATCGCACCAGTAGATGATGAATTTGTTCCAGAATTAAATTCAGAACACAGAGGATACTGTTGGGTCAGTCTAGAGGACCATCCCAAACCTTTACACCCCGGAGTCTGGCGTACGATTAATTTCCAAGCGGTAATTAGTAAATTAAAAACTTTAGAAACGATACTATAAATCTGTTTCTAAAACAAAATCACGGAAGCTGATCTGTCTTAGATTGGTCAAATATTTCCAAATTTCTGGAGTAGGTCGTCTTCCTGACTCAGTTACCCTGACGAAATCTACATCATCATATATTCTGCACAGTGCCGCGATGTTAGCTATCCATTTGAGATCTGATACTGTAGCATTAGCTGCATCGTAACCTTTAGTGCCAGCGTAGATATTGTCATTGACACCAGGTGTATCTTGTCCATTAAATCCTAACAGATATATTTTCTTATGTCCATCAAATGCGGCTATGTATGCAGCTGTAGTTCCTGCATCAGCATAAGGATCGTGAGGTATTAGGTAAAATCTTTTAGGAAATTCTAAACTGATATCAACATGAGTATAGACGATATTATCTTTGGTATAACCAGATTTTATCAATTCATCTGCTATGACTCTGTTGCTGACTACTAGGAAATCTGGAGTATGATCTCTATAGAAAGCATTACAGGCATAACTCTGTAGACTGTCTGCACCTAGCAAACCACTTTTTTTACGTAGGATGTGTTGTATAGGAAAACTTTCTCTACCTGTACCATTACCAAATATCACCGCCCGATTTGAGATCTGATTATTGATAACATTATTTGGCACATACTCAGTAATAGTTTCCCATTTTCCCCCGGTAAGTTTACGTTCCTGTACTATGTCTTCACCAGTGTAGTTTTTCCTAAACAGCTTTTTGGTTAAATTAAGCATTAGTATTATCTTCGTTATTACACTATATAAGTAGTTAACAGCTTGATATTTGCATTCTGCGCATTATCAGGCGTATAGAACAATCTCACGGTTCCACTACTGATATTTGCTTGGAAAGTCCCTGGCACGGTACTAAGCACAGCATAGGTAGCTATGTTTGCAGTAGCAGTGTCATGAGAAACTATTAATTCAGCCGCTGAAACACTACTACCATTCTTGATCTGTACTGTATATCTAGCAGTGGTAAACGCTGCTGTGCTGTAACTATCTAGTTCTTTAAGATTAGTGTTAGGTACATTAATAGCTGTCTGATCATAGACTGTCTTACCACGTAACTGCAATCTATCACCTGTTTCATTACCAATATTAATATTACCACTTGAGTCACCTAATACTGTCAATTGACCATTGATCAAGACATCATTGGTAAATGTTACCTTACCAGTCGAACCATCAACACTGACACGCACTGTGGCCGCGCTGGTACCCGCTGTGATGTTAGCATAAGGTGCTGTTGCAACGTCGAAGTTGTTAAAACCGTTACCACTTGATACCGCTGATACTGTAGATGTAGTAGTGAGTGTCCGTGCATCAATCGCATCGCCTGATGCTGGAGCCTCTGTGAATGTCAATGTAGTACCAGAAACAGAATAGGCTGTGGTTGGTATCTGTACCACACCGTTGACCATTACCAATGTGGCTGCTGTAGTAGAGGAGGAACTCAACGTGAATGCTGTCTGCACTCCATTACCACTGAAGGTGTTTGTAGCGATAACTGTAAATACACTACCTGCTGCAGTGAACGAACTACCATCAAAGAACTCTAGTAGGCTTGTTGTAGTGTTGAAACGTAACATGCCCTGCACGTTAGTATTACCTGTAGAACCTGGACGTTCGGCTGTAGTACCTACCGGAACTACAATAGCACCAGTGCTATTGAATTTAACAACTGCACCATCTTGTACTGCAGCATTAGCACCACCAAACACTATGGCGTTTTTAGCTAGATCTGCATAGATCAAACTGTTATTTGTACCTTGACCTAGTACATGGAAAGTTTCAGCTGATTGTGTGCTGTTGATCCGCATGCCTTCACCAACGAACATGCTTTTACTTACTGCGGCGCCACCAGCAACAATTAATGCACCAGTGGTTAATGTAGTTGAATCTGTTGTGGCATTAGCATATACTGTGCCAGTCGCACGTAGATCAGTGAATGCGCCTGTGCTTGGAGTCGCATTGCCAATTGGTGTTGAATTGATAGCTGCAAATTGTCCTAGCCCACCAATTACATTACCTGTTGCGGCAAGTGCACCATTTACTGTAAGCGCATTAAATACACCAGCTGTGGCTAGAACGTTACCTGTGGTGTTAAATTGAGCGGCATTTACTGTGCTCGCTGATACGTTACCAGTGGTATTGATTAGACCACTGGAGTTGACTGCGGCCAGTGTGCTTGTACCAGTGACATTTAGTGCTCCTGTGTTGACCACTGCGCCACTTATGTTACCAGTGGTGTTGATGAATCCAGTGGAGTTAATCGCGCCGCCATTTATTATAGCCGCACTTATGTTACCAGTGGTATTGATTAGTCCACTTGAGTTAACTGCGGCCAGTGTGCTTGTGCCAGTAACATTTAAAGTAGCAGAATTAACTGCTGAAGCACTGATATTACCAGTGGTGTTGATGAATCCACTTGAGTTAACTGCGGCTAATGTACTAGTACCTGTGACATTTAAAGTTGCCCCATTTACTGCTGAAGCACTGATATTACCAGTTGTATTGATAAATCCACTTGAGTTAACTGCGGCTAATGTACTAGTACCAGTTACGTTTAATGCACCTGCGTTGATCACTGCGCCACTGATATTACCAGTTGTATTGATAAATCCACTTGAGTTAACTGCGGCTAATGTACTA